CCGTCAGATGGATCTAATCGTCCTGAATCGTCTGGGAGTCAAGCCTGATACCCCTGCGGCTCAAACGGAGCCGCCCAGTGATCTCCCTGCGGAAGCCGGTCCTGTCCTTGACATGGACGGAAAGACGGAGGAAGGGGATTACTCCTATAACGTCCTGATGAAACAGCTGGAGTGCATGAAATGATGCGCCCCGGCTTTTTTCATGCCGAAAACACGAAATTCATGGAGGTACAACACTATGAGTAAGATTCTGGAACTGCGCACCAAGCGCAATACCCTCTGGGAGCAGACCAAGGATTTCCTGGAAAAGAACCGCGGCGATAACGGTCTGGTCAAGGCCGAGGCTGTGGAGCAGTACAACAAGATGGCACAGGAGGTCAAGGACCTGGGTACTGAGATCGAGCGGCTGGAACAGCAGGCACAGATCGAGGCACAGCTGTCTGCGCCCACTTCCAACCCCGTCCATGCCGATCCTAAGAACGGTGCAAAGAAGGATGTAAAGCCGACTGCCACTGCCGAGTACGCCGAGAACTTCTGGAACATGATCCGCAACCGTGGTCACTACGGCGAGGTCCGCAACGCTCTGTCTGTGGGCGAGGATACCGAGGGCGGCTTTACCGTTCCCGATGAGTTCGAAAAGAAGCTGGTGGAGGCACTGGAGGAGAACAACATCTTCCGTGGCATGGCGACTGTCATCCGTACCAGCTCCGGCACCCGCAAGATTCCCATTGCAGAGGATACCGGCGAGGCAAGCTGGATCGATGAGGGCGAGGAGATCCCCGAAAGCGATGCGACCTTCGGTCAGACCATGCTGTCCGCTTACAAGCTGGGTACCATGATCAAGATCTCCAACGAGCTGCTGAACGACTCCGCCTTTGACCTCGCCACCTATATTGCCCGCCGTTTCGGTGTGCGTATGGGCAATGCGGAGGAGCGCGCCTTCATCACCGGTGACGGTGTTGGTAAGCCTCTGGGTCTGCTGGCTGAGACCGGCGGCGCAAAGGTCGGTGTCAAGGCTGCCAAGCAGGATGCTGTCACCTTTGATGAGATCTTCAAGCTGTACTATGCGCTGAAGGCTCCTTACCGCAAGAAGGCGCAGTTCCTCTGCAATGAGGCACTGGTGCTGCAGCTGATGACCATCAAGGACAACAACGGCAACTATATCTGGAAGCCGGGTCTGGAGATCGGCAAGCCCGATACTCTGCTGAACCGTCCTCTGAAGACCTCCGCCTTCATGCCGGAGATCAAGGGCGGCAACAAGGTCATGGCCTTTGGTGACTACAGCTACTACTGGGTGGCTGACCGCCAGAACCGCACTTTCCGTCGCCTGAACGAGCTGTATGCCCGCACGGATCAGGTCGGCTTCCTGACCACTCAGCGTGTCGATGGCAAGCTGATCCTGCCCGAGTCCGTGCAGCTCCTCCAGATGGCTGCCGGCGGCTGATAAGAGAGGGGGATGACCGATCATGGCACTGATCCCGCTTTTTGAAGCGAAGACCTATCTGCGCGTGGACAGCGGGGATGAAGATGCCCTGATCGGTATCCTGCTTTCCTCGGCCGAGCAGATGTGCAAGGATGTGGGCCGGCTTTCAGATGACCAGTGGGAGGCAGTCAATGCCGCTGACCGGGATGCCGAGAACGGGGTCACACCGACGAGGGAGCAGGAAGCCCTCCGCAGCACTTGCCGTGTGGCAATTCTGTATGCACTGGGCTATTTGTACGAGCACCGGGACGAAGCGGACCATAAGCAGTTGATGCTGACGCTTCGTTCCATTCTGTTCGCTGTGAGGGAGGGGGTGTTCTGATGATCGATAAGCTGAACGAGAGGATCACGATCCAGCAAAGTAAGCACATGACCGATAAGGTCGGAAATCATCGGAACGCATGGGTGGATTATTACACCTGCTTCGCCTACGCTTCGACCTTTGAGGCGCAGGAGGATGAAGGTGAAGTCACGGCCGAACAGAAAAGCGTTGTGTTCACAGTACGTTGGTGTAGCGAGGTCAATAAGCTGACCTCCACCGGTTTCCGGATCCTGTTCCGTGGGGAGCTTTACGACATCACGTCCGTGGACCCGATGAACTATGATAAAAAGACCATCAAGCTGCATTGTCGGCTGGAACGGAGGCAGAAATGAGCAAGACCGTGAGTATCGACGGAATGGCAGAAGCCATCAACGAGGGCTTGCAGGAATATGCGAAGCTGGCATCCTCCGAGGTCAAACGAGCGGTTCGGAAATCGGCAAAGACGGTCAAGGAGGAAATCGAGGCCGGCGCGCCATCCCGGACCGGTCGGTATAAGTCGAGCTGGGTGGCGACCAAGCAGGAGGAATCCAGTCAGAGCCTTCAGATGGTCGTCCATTCCAAAGACCGATACCAGCTGACGCATCTTTTGGAAAAGGGCCACGCCAAGCGCGGCGGTGGGCGTGTGGCGGCAAGACCGCACATTGCTCCTGCCGAGCAGGAGGGGGTCGAGCTGCTCCAAAGCCTCATCGAGAAAGCACTGAAGTAGGAGGATGCCATGACCCACGCAGAAGTCAAAGCGATGGTGGAAGAAATGGGGCTGCCCTATGCGTATGACCATTTTGCAGAAGGGGAAAGCCCTGATCCGCCATTCATCTGTTTTCTGTATCCGAAAGCCGCAAATTTTAGTGCGGACGGCATCGTGTACCACCACTTCAATCGGCTGGACATTGAGGTGTACACCGATTACAAAGATCCGGATACGGAGGCAGCAATCGAAGAAGTCCTGACCGCCCACGAGCTTTTCTATGAAAAGAGCGAGGCTTGGATCGAGACGGAAAAGATGTATGAAGTCCTGTATGAGTTGACCGTCTGAGTCAGCCGCAGGGCTTTTTTCACGAGAGGAGAAAGCAATGGGTAAGAAAAGCAACAAGGTCAAGTACGGCCTGAAAAACTGCCATTACGCCAAGGCAACCTTTGACGAGGACGGCGGCGTTACCTACGATACCCCGGTACGCATCCCTGGTGCGGTCAGTCTGTCCCTGGATGCCAATGGTGATATTGAGCCGTTCTATGCGGACAATATCGCCTACTATGTCGTGAATAACAACTCCGGCTATGAGGGTGATCTGGAAATCGCCCTGATTCCGGAGTCCTTCCTCACAGATATCATGCACGAGGAACTGGATGGCAACGGCGTTCTGGCGGAAAACGCCAACGCAGAACTGGAGCATTTCGCGTTCCTGTTCGAGTTCGATGGCGACCAGCGGCATATCCGCCACGTTATGTACAACTGTGTGGCAAGCCGTCCGTCCATCGAAGGTGATACCAACGAGGACAGCAAGGAGGTCAAGACCGACACCCTGACCTTGCAGGCAACGCCGCTGGCAAACGGTTATGTCAAGGCCAAGACCGGCACCAACACCAGCGACGATGTCTACAACAAGTGGTACGAGAAGGTCTATGAGCCGCAGGCAGAGGCCTCCAGTGTGGTGACTGAGGAGACTGATCCTCAGGGCTGATAAACCGAGGCAGGGCTTCGGCTCTGCTTTCTACATTATTGTATAAGGAGATTTTCAATATGAAAAAGCATCGTGTATTTTCCCTGTTCACTGTCATCTTCGTGGCCTTCCTGCTGTTCCAGTCGGTGACCATCGTGCCAACCGGCTACACGGGCGTGAAGACCAGCTTCGGCCAGATTCAGGAGGCCACCATCCAGAGCGGCAAGCTCAACTTCACCATTCCGTTTGTCCAGAGCATCCATACCGTGTCCAACAAGCAGCAGGACAAGCACATCGAGGCACAGATCTGGGGCGAAGCCTCCGACAAGACTCCTGTGTATGCCGCAGATGTAATCGTGACCTATCAGGTGCTCCCGGAAAAGAGTGCATGGCTGTATGCCAATGTATCCGACACCAAGAATCTGGTCGGTGACGAGTTGGTGGCATCTGCCATCAAGTCCGCCATGGCCGAGCTTGGCCCCAATGAGGTCACCAACCGCACCAAGATCGAGCCGCTGGCACAGCAGAAGCTGGCAGAGTCCCTGAACCAGAAGTATGGCGAGGGTGCTGTGTTCATCAATAAGGTGGTCATCAACAACATGGATTTTGAAGAGGCGTATAACACTGCCATCCAGCAGAAGTCCATTGCCCAGCAAAACGCCGACAAGCAGAAGATCGAGAACGAAGCCGCCATTGCCAAGGCTGAGGCCGACAAGCAAGTGGCGATCACCAATGCCGAGGCGGAGGCACAGAAGACCTCCATTGCCGCAGATGCTCAGGCTGAAGCCAACCGCAAGATTGCAGAAAGCCTGTCTGATACCCTGATCGAGTACCAGAAGATTCAGAAGTGGGATGGCAAGCTGCCCACCGTCAGCGGCAGCAATGCACTGGTCAGCATCGACCCGGCAGAGTAAGCAAGTACACAAACCGAGGGCGGGGCGGAGGCTCTGCCCTTTCTACATGAAATGGAGGATAAAGACTATGGCAGTTACAAAGAAAATCGAGATCGATGGTCAGATGGTGGAGTTCCGTGCCAGCGCAGCCGTGCCGAGGCTGTATCGCATTAAGTTCGGCCGGGATATCTACAAAGACCTGCGTTCTCTGGAAAAGAGCGTGGGGGATAACGATGAGGAAAGCTCCAGCCTTGACCTGTTTAGTCTGGAGATGTTCGAGAATATCGCCTATATTATGGCAAAGCACGCCCATCCTGATCAGGTGCCGGACACCCCGGATGAGTGGCTGGAAAACTTCAACACCTTCTCCATATACCAGATTCTGCCCCAGCTCATCGAACTGTGGGGTCTGAACGTCCAGACGGAGGTGGAAGCAAGAAAAAACCTCGCAAAAGTGAGCGGGTAATGACCACCCCACTCTTCATGCTGCGCTGTGTGCAGCTCGGTATCAGCATCGCCGACCTCGACTTGCTGACCATCGGGTTGGTCAATGACATGTTCACAGAGCGGCAGAACGATGAGTATCCGTATCAGGAGCTGGCATCGCAGGCAGACTTTGACCGGTTCTGACCAAACTTTCGTGCTTATATTGATTGCAAAATAAGCACGAAAGTCTGCGAGGATAAAGAAAAATCCCCCAGCCGTGCACAGCTGGGGGAGAAAGAAGGTGGCCCGGAGGTCATCTTCCCGGTCTCAGACCTCGCAAGGTTACCGAAACCTGATCACTATTGAATTATAGCTGATTGGGTGAAGATAGTCAACCGAGTATATCGTGTTTACGAACCCTCTTCTGGGCAAGTTCATAAACTTCTTCATCTGCACGAACTCCGATGACAATTATCATCATGGATGTTTCAGTACGACGAAGTTGGTAAACAATGCGCAGACCAGCGGAGCGAAGTTTGATTTTCATTAAACCTGCAAGACTGGTGCTGCTATGATTGCCGAGAGGTTTTCCGTAGCCATTCTCATCGACAGGAAGAGGATTCTGCTGAACTTTCTTGATTGCTTTTAGAACAAGATTGCGCTGACTTCCATCTAAACCTTTGAGGTCTTTTTCCGCTTCTGGGAGGTATTCGACTTTCCAACTCATTCGATTTCTACCTCGTCAAAACCGGAGAGGTCGTCTTCAGTGACACCGAGCCGACGGTTCATTTCCTCTTCGGAAATCAAGGTAGAAGGGTCAAAGTGCGCCATACGTTCAGAGGCGACCGCCAAAAGGCGAGCGTCATTCAGTTCGTCCATCAGGCGGACATACTCGTCAGGAGAGATAAGGACACACTCCGCAGTGTTGTTCTTCATGACAACCTTTGCACCACACTGCTTAACCTCATCAAAAATCTTGCCGGCAAGCCCTCGATTAAACTGGGTGATAGGAACGGTATTGGTGATTGCACTCATAACAGATGCCATAATTGTCAACTCCTTTCTTCACTTGCATTATAGCATGGGTTTGCGAAAACGTCAACAAGAACATCGACTTATTTGTTTACAAATATATTATATGCAAGTCGGTCGGATTTGATACTGACTATAATATTTCTTTGGCCTATTCGCCTTGTGCGGATGGGCCTTTACTTATGCCCCGAAGGAGGTGGTTATCCGCATGGCATCCAGAATCGCAGGCATTACCGTTGAGATCGGCGGCGATACTACAAAACTTTCCAAGGCACTGGAAAGCGTCAACAAAACCATCAAAACAACGCAGTCTGAGCTGAAGGATGTCAACAAGCTCCTGAAACTGGACCCCTCCAACACCGAGGCTGTCACCCAGAAGCAGAGGATGCTGAAGGAGGCTATCGAAGCCACCAAGGAGAAGCTCACCACCTTAAAGACGGCGGCAGAGCAGGCCAACCAGCAGCTTGCAGATGGCAAGATCACGCAGGACCAGTACGATGCACTCCAGCGTGAGATCGTGGAGACGGAGCAGAACCTCAAATCCCTGCAGGAACAGGCGGCGGTAACCAATACGACCCTTGCCAAGATCGATGCGGTGGGGGAAAAGCTCCAGACGGTCGGCTCTCAGGTCGAGGGTGTGGGTAAGAAGTTCCTGCCGGTCACAGCGGCGGTTACTGGCTTAGGCACAGCGGCGGTGAAGACCGCAGCAGACTTCGACCAGGAGATGAGTAAGGTCGCCGCCATTTCCGGCGCGACTGGCTCTGACTTTGATTCCCTGCGTGAAAAAGCCCGTGAGATGGGTGCCAAGACTAAGTTTTCAGCCTCCGAAGCAGCCTCCGCTATGGAATACATGGCGATGGCCGGCTGGAAGACCGGGGATATGCTGGATGGTATCGAGGGCATCATGAACCTTGCTGCTGCATCCGGTGAGGACTTGGCGACCACCTCGGATATTGTCACGGATGCCTTGACCGCCTTTGGTCTGTCGGCTGCGGATTCCGGTCACTTTGCGGACATCCTTGCGGCGGCATCGTCCAATGCAAACACCAACGTCAGCATGATGGGCGAGACCTTCAAGTACTGTGCGCCTATCGCCGGTGCGCTGGGTTTCAGCGCAGAGGACACCGCAGAAGCCATCGGCCTCATGGCAAACAGCGGTATCAAGGCATCACAGGCAGGTACTTCGCTGCGATCCATCATGAACAACCTTGCTGGCGAAGTGACATTTGCAGGCAAGAACATCGGCGAGGTCACTATCGCCACCAGCAATGCGGACGGCAGCATGAGAAGCCTGAACGATATCCTTGCGGACTGCCGTGTGGCGTTCTCCGGTCTGACCGAATCCGAAAAGGCAGCCAATGCCGAATCGCTGGTCGGCAAGAACGCCATGTCCGGTTTCCTTGCCCTGATGAATGCCGGCGAAGGTGACATCGACAAGCTCCGTGGTGCCATCGAGAACTGTGACGGTTCTGCGGAGAGCATGGCAGAAACCATGCAGGACAACTTAAATGGTCAGCTCACCATTCTGAAATCTCAGTTGGAAGAGCTGGCTATTTCTTTTGGCGACCTCCTGATGCCCACCATCCGCAAGATCGTGTCGGCGGTGCAGGCATTCGTGGACAAGCTCAACAGCATGGATGACAGCACCAGAGAAACCATCCTCAAGGTGGCGGCTCTGGCTGCGGCCATCGGTCCGCTGCTCATTGTACTGGGAAAGACCATATCGACAGTTGGTACGGCTCTGCGAGGATTCAGTTCGCTGGCAAAGGGCATCCGACTGCTCTCCACCCGGGTGGGCGGTGCAACCGGACTGTTCGGTAAGCTGGGCGCAGCACTCGGTGGGGTCTCGGCGCCGGTTATGGCGGTCGTAGCCGTCATCGGTACGCTGGTCGCTGCCTTCATGCACCTCTGGAACACCAATGAGGAGTTCCGCACCGCCATCACCAACATCTGGAACGGAATCGTCGAAAAGGTGCGCGGCTTCTGCGACCAACTGACCCAGCGGCTCAATGCCCTCGGCTTTGACTTCAAGGATATCGTCGAGGTGCTGAAAGCAGTCTGGGATGGATTCTGTCAGGTGTTGGCTCCTGTGTTCGAGGGTGCCTTTCAGGTCGTGTCCACTGTACTGGGAACGGTCCTCGATACCCTTATTGGTCTGTTCGATGTTTTCTCCAATCTGTTCCAGGGCAACTGGAGCGGCGCATGGGAGGCAGTCAAGGGCATTTTCTCCGGCATCTGGAACGGCATCAAGTCTATCTTCTCTACGGTGCTGAACACCTTGAAGGGTGTAGCAGATGTGTTCCTCGGCTGGTTCGGTACGGACTGGAACACCGTTTGGGAAAGCGTCAAGGGCTTCTTTGAGGGGATCTGGACAGGAATCAGCGATTTCTTCTCCGGCATCCTGACGGGCATCCAGACCACAGCATCTACCGTCTGGAATGGAATCTCGGCATTTTTCACGGGCGTTTGGACGGGGATCAAGGATTTCTTCGAGGGTATCTGGAACGGCATCGTCTCGTTCTTCACGGGTAAAACCGGTGAGATGGACGAGAACGCACAGTCGACATTCACCGGAATCTCGGATTTCCTTGGCGGTATCCTGACCGGCTTGCAGACGGTATTCTCTACGGTCTGGGAGGCAATCTCCGGCGTGGTCAGCGGGGTTATGGATGCAATCTCGGCCGTCATCTCGACGGTCATGAGCGTGATCTCCGGCGACTGGTCTACAGCCTGGGAGAACATCAAGTCGGCGGCATCGACTGTGTGGGAGGGCATTTCGGGTGTCATTTCCGGCGCGTGGGAGGGAATCTCCTCCTTTGTGTCCAGCGCGGTTGAGACGCTCGGCTCTGGGCTTTCGACTGCATGGACGGGCATCCAGACAACTGCCTCATCTGCGTGGGATGGCATCAAGGGTGCGATCTCTACAGTTTGGGACGGTATCCAGTCCGGCGTGACCTCGGCGGTAGAAACGGTGGCCACCGGGCTGTCTGGGGCATGGGAAGGCATCCAGTCTACGGCAAGCACTGCGTGGGAGGGTATCAAGTCCGGCATCTCTAGCGCATGGGAAGGAATCTCCGGATTCTTTGGTGGTATCTGGGATGCCATCACCGGCAAGACCAGTGACTCTACCACCCAGATGAAAACGGATACCTCTAACGCATGGTCCGGTGTGGAGGCGGAAGCCCAGACCGCATGGTCGGGTGTGTCTACCTCCGTATCGACTGCCTGTACTGGCATGGCACAGTCTGTGACGACCCAGATCGACAGCATCAAGGCATCCATGTCGGCAGCGTGGTCCGGCATCGCTTCGGATACCACTACGGCATGGAATGCGGTCAAGACCAACCTCACTACGGCATGGACCGGAATTACGACTTTCGTGACAACCAGCCTGAACAGTGTGAAGACCGCAGTGACGAACGGCTGGACACAGCTTCGTTCCCTGACGGTATCCAGCTGGTCCAGCATCCAGTCGAGCCTGACGGCAAGCTGGAATTCCATTAAAACGGCAAGCACCACAGCCGTGAACGCAGTGAAGACTTCCGTTACCAATGGATGGACAAACCTGCGCACGTTGACAACATCCAGTTGGAGTTCCATCCAAACGGCACTGAACACGAGCTGGAACAGCATCAAGAGTGCGACAACAGCATCGGTCAACGCAGTGAAAACTTCCGTCACGACCGGGTGGACGAATCTGCGAAGTTTGACAACGTCCAGTTGGAATTCCATCCAGACCGTGCTGATTACGAGCTGGAACAGCATCAAGAGTGCAACCACCAGCTCAGTCAATGCGGTCAAGAGTTCCGTCACGGCGGGATGGAACAACCTCCGCAGCCTGACCAGCAGCAGTTGGTCGAGCATCCAGTCGGTACTCAGTTCCAGCTGGAACACCATCCGCAGCACGGCATCTTCGGCTGTGAACGCAGTGAAGTCTACGGTTTCTTCGGGCTGGAACGGCGTGAAGTCCACGACTAGCTCTACCTTCTCCGGCGTGCAGTCGGTGGTGTCCGGTGCCATGTCCAATCTGCGCTCCACGGTCTCTTCCGGTGTGTCCAGCATCAAGAGCAACTTCAACTCTCTCAGCTCCATTGCTTCTTCGGCATACAGCTGGGGCAGTGACATCTGCTCCCAGATGGCGGCCGGTGTTCGTGCGGCGGCAGGCTCGGTCGTCCGGGCCGCAGAGAACGTGGCAAGCAAAGTCAGAAGTCTGCTGCACTTCTCTGTGCCTGACACTGGCCCTCTGTCTGATGCGGACGAGTATATGCCTGACTTCATGAAGCTGCTGGCAAGCGGCATCAAGAAGAATCAAGACAAGGTCGTCAAGGCCGTCAAGACATTGTCTGGCTCCATGAAGACCAACCTGAACACGCCCGTGGGAGACATGGGCGACAAGGTGAAGTCGGTGGTGAGTGGCTTTGCCTCTACGATCAGCGGCAGCACAAGTAGAGTTCGGTCGGCTGCAAGCGGGCTGGCATCCGGCATCCGAACTGGGCTTATGAATGGTCTGGACGGCATGACCAGCGAGTTTAGGTCTGTCTGGAGTGACCTTGAAAAGATCACCAAAACATCGGTTAGCAGCATGAGCGATGAAGTGAAGCAGGGATTCTCCGACATGAAGACCTCTATCGGAGACTTGAGCGACCAGACCAGTTCTCTGGGCAACGCGATCCGCAGCCTCGGTGACACCTTCAACTCGGATTTCCTGAAAGGTCTGGGTGAGGGTATCAGTAAGGTGGGCGATACGGTCAGTACTGTCACCGGAATCGTGGACAAGCTCGGCTCCATGAAGAGTACCTTCGGCAGCTTGGGCGAGACGCTCACGAACCTCGGCAATGCACTGGGAACGGATGGCGGCGGTGGTCTGCTGTCGAAGATGGGGAGTTTCCTGTCGAAAATCGGCAACGCCGATGGCGGACAGATCGTCTCGAACTTCGGCAATCTGATCTCCGGGCTGACCTCCAAGATGGGTGGTCTGGGACAAGGTGTCACCGGTGTCATCTCGAAGCTGGGCAGCCTTGGCAGCAGCGGAACCGGCATCTTGTCGAACCTCGGCAGCGTTGCGACTGGTGTTCTCTCCAAGCTCGGCGGTGTTGGCAGCAGCCTGTCCGGGCTGCTCTCCGGTGTAGGCTCCACGCTGGGCGGCATCGCTGGCTCAGCTGGTTCTGCGATTGCGGGGCTGTTCGGTTCTGTTGGAACAACGGTGTCTGGTCTTGCAGCTGGTGCAGGCAGTGCATTGGCTGGTATCGCTTCTTCGGCTGGCGGTGTGCTTGCCTCGGCAGGTACAGCACTGGCTGGTCTTGCTGGCCCTGCTGGTATTGCGGTGGCCGCAGTCGGCGGTGTCGGCCTTGGGCTGACCGCTCTCTGGAAGAACTGCGATGGTTTCCGTGAGGGCGTGACCAACATCTGGAATAAAGTCACTTCTGTGTTCTCCAATGGTGTGACTGCCATTAAGAATGGCATCTCCAATGCGGCGTCTGCCATCGGCAATGTGGCATCCTCCATCTGGAGCGGCGTCAAGAACGTGGCTTCCTCGGCGGTGAACTGGGGCAAGGATGTGGTCAGCGGTATCGCTGGAGGCATCAAGAAAGGCGTGTCGTGGGTCGGCAATGCCGCCAAGAGCGTTGCAAACGGCATCCGCAGTTTCCTGCACTTCTCGGTGCCGGACGAAGGACCGCTGGCCGATGCCGACACCTATATGCCTGACTTCATGAAGCTGCTGACTGGAGGCATCAGGGACAGCGAGGGTGGTCTGCTGAAGCAGATCCGGTCTATGGCCTCTAAGGTTCAGCAGGGGATGGCGGGAATCTGCTCCTTCAGCCTGCCGGAGATCAATATGCCCCGGCTGAACACAAGCGGTTGGAATCTTCCGCAGGCTGCTCTGGCCGGCGGCGGAACAACAAAGAACACGAATCTGGGTGGCGTTCACATCACAGTGAACGGCTACAACGCCCGGAACGATAACGAACTGGCACAGATCGTGGCTGACAAGATCAATGAGATGATCGACCAGGACGATTCGGTCTATAAGTAAGAAGGTGATGCGTATGGGCTATTTGCCTGAGAAAAAGACAGTATCCCAGTTTGATTTGAAGGGCAGGTTTGCACGGCAGTATCTGTCCTTTGCCGGGAAGTCCAGCAAGGACTTCCTTTTATATTTGTCTGGACCCAGTGTGTACGATTCTCCGGCAGCGGATGTAGAAAGCACATCGGTCCCCGGCAGAAACGGAGACATCATCAGCGAGAATGCAAGGGCAGGTCGGCGGCGGTATCAGAATGTGGATATCAAGTATGAAGCGTTCTTCTTTAACGGTCTGCCCGCTAAGACCGCAACGGTCAAGTCGTGGCTGCTGTCTCCGGTCGGCTACCAGAAATTGCAGGATACCTATGACCCAGATTTCTTCCGGATGGCAGTTTGCACCGAAGCGATGGAGTTCGATGTAACGGCGCAGAAAGCCGCAAAGATGGATCTGGTGTTCAATTGCAAGCCTCAGCGGTGGAGTGTGGAAGGACAGAGGACGGTACGGCTGGAAAGCCGGAGCAACCTCATGAACCCCTTCGCATTCCCGGCACAGCCCGTCTTCAAGGTCTACGGAGATTCGGGCGGTGTGCTGTATGTGGGCGATGAATCAATTACCATCCACAGCATTAAGGATTATGTCCTGCTGAACTGTGAGACGCACAATGCCTACAATGCGGGCGGCTTCTGCAATGAGACCATCCTCTCGGATGATTTCCCGGAACTGCCGGCCGGAAAGACACAGATCGCATGGACGGGCGGTATCACAGCGGTGGAGGTGACTCCGCGCTGGTGGACGCTGTGAGGAAGGAGGTGGAGCGGGATGATCCCTTGTCTGTATGCATCCATGGAGTCTAAGTTTGACAACAATGGCATCGGCAAGATGGCAGATGCACAGTCCTGCATCGTGACGGAAAAACGAAACGGCAGCTTTGAGCTGGAGATGGTCTACCCAGCAGATGGTATCCATGCGGATCAGCTGGAAGAAGGGAGCATCATCCTTGCAAAGCCATCCGACACAGGCAGATCGCAGCCGTTCCGTATCTACAAAATCGCAACGCCGATTGATGGCAAGCTGACTGTCAAGGCAAGGCACATCTCGTATCAGCTAAACTTTATTACGGTTTCTCCTTTTGCCACGACCGGCTGCACCGGTGCGCTGGCGGGGCTGGGAAACCACGCGGCATCCGAGTGCCCCTTTGAGGTCTGGACGGATATCTCCTCCAGCGCCTCTTTTCGGCTCTCGGTGCCGTCCTCTTTTCGGAACTGCCTCGGCGGTATCGACGGCTCGGTGCTGGACACCTTTGGCGGAGAGTACGAGTGGGACCGATACACGGTCAAGCTCCATCATCACCGGGGCTCAGACCACGGCGTGCATATCGTTTACGGCAAAAACCTCATCGACTTCAAGATGGAGAAGAACATTGAGAGCGTCATCACGGGTGTACATCCGTACTGGCAGAATTCCGAGACCGGCGAGGTGACGGAGTTGCCGGAGAAGGTGGTGCTGGTGGAGCAGCGGTCAGTTCCGTACCAGAAGATCACGGTACTAGATTGCACTAGTGGATTTCAGGATAAGCCCACGGATGAGATGATGCGCTCTTTTGCACAGGATTATCTGAAGAACACCAGCCTGACCGAGCCGCAGGTGGATATCGACATCGACTTTATCCAGCTCTGGAATACCCCGGACTATGAGGATGTGGTGGAAGCGGAGCAGGTGAGTCTGTGCGATACCGTCCATGTGTTTATTTCCAAGCTCGGCATCGAGGTCAGCTCCAAGGTGACCGAAACACAATACGACTGTCTGCTGGAACGGTACGATGGCATTACGCTGTCGAACTCTACGGTCAGCAGCCGGAACTCGTCTTTGACTACAGCACTGAGCAACATCCGAAACACAGCCAATGAAGCCTACAACACCGCGCTCCGTGTGGAAACCAGCATGGGTGAGCAGATCGGCGGCATTTCCGTGTCGATGGTCTATGACGGCACCCTGCTGGCCGGCCTGTTCGGTCTGCACTACCAGAACGTGACCGAGGTGAACGGCGAAACCGTGCGGTATGCCTTCAATGCCGGGTCACTGGCAAAGTCTACCTTTGCGTGGAAAAACAGCCCAGCGGGATTTTTCATTTCCACGGACGGCGGAAAAACATGGGGCTATGGCTGGGAAAAAGACGATTCCCCGGTCAAGACGGCGTTGCTGCTGGAGAACACTCTGCAGGAGCTGGATGAACGCTATAAGAAAGCCGGAGAACTGACTGAAGAACTGCTCGACCAGTTGGATGAGCGGTATAAGACGGCATCCGCCTTGTCGGAAGAACTCATCAAAAGCCTGGACGCACGCTACGGTACGGCAGATAAGCTGTCCGAGGTGCTGCTTGCACAGTTGGATGAACGATATAAAACCGCGTCTGCCTTGTCAGAAGAGCTGATTAAAAAGCTGGACGAGCGGTACGGAACAGCGGATAAGCTGTCCGAAACGTTGCTTGCGAAACTGGATGAGCGGTATGCTCCGCCCATCTGTGCGCAGGAGGCAGCACCAAAGAATCCGAAAACGAATGCACTCTGGATCGATACAACCGCCCTGCGGCTGAAGCTGTGGGACGGAGAAATTTGGCAGACGGTAGGCTATGAGCCGACAACGCCTGAGCCCGATCCGGATACCCCGACAGAGGGAGGAGGCGAAGAAGATGGCAAACAGGAAGGCGAAAGCAGTGGTACAGACAGCGGAGGAACCGGCGCAGGAGGCACTGGTGACTAAGTCGTTCACGGTGTTTCAGGACGTGGAACTGTCATTCACAGAGAATCTGATCCCGACCCACATCCCGGTCAAGCAGTACGACAACCAAGCCCGAAAAGTGCGGTGTCGGCTGTATCAGAACTCGCTGGAGTATAAGGTCAGTAAGGACACCATCGTCAGCTACTCGGCTACTCGGCCGGACGGTGCAGTGTTTCAGTATTCCAGTGAGACCCGCCCGGACCTTGTGTTCGTAGATGACGGTGCGGTCATCCTGACGGTCACATCCTTTATGACCGAAGTATACGGCAGGTTCCCGATTGACATCTACCTTCTGTCCGATGAGGGAGATGTGATCGGTTCGTTCAGTCTGGTGCTGAATGTGGCTCGTGCAGCGGTCAAGAACGGCAAGATCGCCACGCTGACCTATAAGCAGGCGTTGGATGCTGCCGCCAAGGGCATCCTGGAATTCCTCATCACCGATGACGGATACCTCGTGATGCGCTCGGACGATAAGCTTGGACTGGCGCAGGGGTCTGTGTCCAGCACCATTGATAAAGTGGCGAAGGATATCGCGGAAGGCATGGTCACCTCGTCCATCAATATGGATGGACATTTGGTGTTCCAGAGCTGGGATGCGCTGGGTCTGATTTTTGAGATGGACGATGAGGGACACCTCATCGTGAGATACAACGAGGCGTAAGCCGGAAAGGAACTAGAATGGGAGAGTTTGTTGGCAAGCGAGTGGTACCGGACCATGTGGGTGTCTGGGACCAGAAGAAGACCTATGAACCCTTGATGATCATGCTGGACGGCGAGACCGGTGACAGCTATATCAGCCGTAAGGCTGTGCCTATCGGTATTTCTCTGTCGGATGAGAGCTACTGGTCGCTGTGTGCTCATTATTCCGCACAGATGCGGAAGCTGGAACAGGATGTAGATGTGGATGTCCAGCAGATGCACAGTGATGTTACGGCTGTCAAAAATGCCATGAGTCAGGAGTTCCAGGAGACCCATACGGCAATCAGCAAGGAACTGGATGATACGCACAAGGCAATCAGTCAGGAGCTGTCGGAAACGGAACAGCGTGTCAATGAGAATCTGGAGCAGACCAGTTCGGAGTTGACTGGCAAGGTCGAACAAGCCAAGTCCGACCTGAACACCGGCCGGCAGGAACTGAAGGATGCCAAGGATACGCTGAACAAACGGATGGACAGCATTGCCGGGGGAAAGACCTCGGATGCGGAGATTCTGGATGCTCGCGTGGATGCGGACGGCAACACGCATGAGAATCTGGGTGCGCATATCCGCAGCGGTTTCGAGAGCGCACGGACAGACCAGGAAGAGGCTGTGAACCACATTGGGCGGATGGCTGCTGTCAGTGATGCCATGCGCACTGCGAATATGGTACACACGGTGGACTTCAGTGCCAGCAATACCTCTGGAGATGTCAAGGCAACAGCAGTTTCGCTGGGACATGGCGACCGGGCTGGTGTCATCATCAACGGTGCCTTGAAGGAAGGTGAGAATGATGTAAGTGTCCTGCGCTTTACGGAGCCCATGGCATTCAAAGCGGGCACGCCATACACCGTTTTCATTGATGAGACTACCCCCAAGGTGGGGTATGGCATCTACTTCTATGAGGTGGGCACGGGAAACTGTCTGCAGGTTGGCGGTATCAACCGCGGCTTTACGCCGGCAAACACGAAGATTGCAACGGCTGTGTTCGACAACGGCGGTATGTTCCGTGCAGGCATCTATTCGACCAACTGTGAATTCGAGAATCATGAACTTCACCTGTACGTTGTGGAGGGCGAGTATACTCAGAGAGATTTCTTTGGGCTTTCTACAGTTGCTGATGTGTCGGGAAATGTAGCAGAAATCGCCTCTGTTCGAGATGAAGTGAGAAAAAACAATCTCATTGTCATGAAACAGGTGATTCTGAAAAATGAAGAAAATGAACCCCTTTGGACATCGACTCCAGTTGGTGCGTTGAACCTCGGTGCAACCGTGCTGAACGGACAACTGGGACCGACTGCTGGAACCTATGCAGTCCAGATTTCCAGCCCGTTTATGCTGGATAAAGAGAAGGACTATACGCTCTTCCTGTTGGATGAGCGTAAGGATCTGGAATACTCCGTCTATCTGTTGGATGAGACCACATGGAAAGATGTCATGGAAAACGGCGCGACCCGTGCATTCAATGTCATTCACAGCCCGTGTGGTTTGATTCCGGCGCATCAGACCGGTAAGCATCAGCTGCGGATCTGGGTGCAGCAGGATACGGTGTTTGACAATCGTGCGATTCAGGTCTATCTGGTGGAAGGACGTTATTCGGAGAGCGAACTCCGCACCTATCTTCCGGCAAAAGAGGCATCCGCGGCCACGAAAGGCTTGATTGGTAATCTGAACGCACTCAACCGTATCAGTGATCCGCTGCGCCGGAACAACATGATCCGCACCATCGATTTTCAGGCAAGCGCCTCTGACGGACAGGTTTGTGCAACGGCTGTGAGTTCGGGGGTTGCCTCCGGTACGGTCATCAATGGAAGCCTTGGTCCCAAGCAGGGAAGAAATACCCTGTATTTCGGAGAGTCCATCTGGCTCGACAGAACAAAAAAGTATACGCTGTACGTCCGGAGCGATGAAAGTATGCCATCTTGTGAGGTTTATCTCTATGGCAATAGCAAGAGTGGCTGTATGCAGGTGGATGGCCTCAATAAGGGCTTTAGTGTTCACGGAATTATCCCGGTGACGTTTACTCCGGATGAAAGCGGTTACTATCGTCCGGGTATCTATACCAGCCAGGATTTGAATTTTCCAAATTGCGAGATGCACCTGTTTGTTCTGGAAGGAGTCTACGCCTACGACACAGTTCGTGGCCTTGTGGAGTTCAACGACCTCAACGGGAGCTTTACGAGTCTGGCCGCTGTGCATGACAATGTCCGGAGCAAGAATCTGTTCCGAACGATCAACTATGGAGACTCGAATCCGCAGACAAATGCTAAGATTCAGATGATTGCGGACAGCGATATCGATCAGGCATCCGTGAAGATCGTGGGCAATATGGGTGGTACTCTGGCTCTGAACAGCATTCGCTGCACAACCCTTGTGCCGCTGACTTCCGGAAAAACCTATACGTTGCTTGTGCGTGAGGATGAAGATTGTCCCGCCCTTACGGTATTCCTCGGTGATGAAGTGACCTACGGCTCCATTCAGATCAATGGTGCAACAGTGTCCGTGAATACGAAGAACCGCCATGTGTACACCTTTACTGCTGATAAGGACTACTCCTGCCGTGCGCGTGTCGTATGCGATACGGCTACGACTTTTGACGGGCAGCATATCCGTGTATATTTGGTGGAGGGGGCCTATACCGAGCAGCAGATGCGCTCGTGGGCAGAGTATTCTGAACTCCTGCAGGTCAAGGTGGATGCAGACCAGAGGGTCCAGGTATTGTCTGACCGCGAGGATGCTCGATGGATTTCCACGCACAATGGCTTGGAAAATATCTTAACGGTGTCTGATCGAGCACGGATGAACAATATGGTGAAGACCATTGATTCGGTGGTTCGCAGCAATGCCGGCGATGTGTCGGCAACGGCAACTGCCCTCGGCGTTTTGGATGGAGCGGGTATCATTGTCAATGGCCTGATGTCCAGTGAGTTGAATGCGACCATCCTTCGCATCTCCGAGCCGATGCATCTGGAAAAGGGAAAGGCCTACACAGTGCATATCGTGGACGATGACCCACCCGCGCCTTATTCCATGTTCTTCTATAGAACCACTTCCAGTGCCTGTTTGCAGCAGGGTGGTACGAACCGTGGTGTCTCTGCAATCGGCGGACGCTTTGAACAGGTTATCCCGGATACGACAGGCGACTACCAAATGGGCATCTATGCTACCGGCGCTGTGTTCAGCAACCACCTGATCCATGCCTATATGTACGAGGGTCAGGATTGGAGTGCAGATGACTTCTACGCCTATCCCAAGAGCGATACGCTTGCAGCGGTCATTTCCGAGATGGCAGCTGTCAAGGATGATGTCCGCAAGAAGAATCTTGTGCGGATGCTCGGCAATAAGGGATTCTTGGATGGTACGGGAGTTTACCGCTTGAATTCGATTGGTATGCCGGACCCGGCGGGCATCATGTTGAACGGTACCTTTGGTACGGCAAGCACCACGACCTATACCAACATCAGCGAGGTTTTCCATCTGGAGGCAGGGCAGTCCTACACCATTCTTGTCCGGGATACCGATAAGACGGTGGACTACAACATGACGCTGGTGGACAAGACCACCGGCGCGGCCGTCAAGCAGAATGGTATGGGCCTTGCTTTCAATGTGCAGAAGTCTCCGTTTGGGACCTTTGCGCCGGATGCCTCGATGGATGTCCGGCTGCGTATCAACTACCGCAAGGAAATGACGCTGGAGGATCATATCCTGCACGTCTATGTGGTCGAGGGCAAGCTCAGTCAGACAGATATGCTGGCCTTTGCACAGGAGAAAGAGGAAGAACCGGAGGAGGACATCGGGTTTCCGTATGAAAGCTACAACCTGCCTCTCCTGAAACTGACCGGCTCCATGAAGGGAATCAGCAAGGAGAACAAGGTCAAGCTGACCTACACCTATGGTGAACTCACTGGCAACTGTACGCTGAAATGGCAAGGCGCTTCCAGCCTCGCATACGATAAGAAGAACTTCACGATCACCTTCGATGAAAAGCGAACGATCGTTGAGAAGTGGGGTGCTCAGAAGAAGTACTGCCTGAAAGCCAATTATATCGATTTCAGCCATTGCCGAAACATCGTTGCGGCCAAACTGTGGGGTCAGGCGGTGCGTACTCGCCCGAAACGCAACGAAAAGCTGTACGATCTGCCCAACGGCGGCGCCATTGACGGGTTCCCTATCATGGTGGCGATCAATGAGGAGTATCAGGGCATCTACACGCTGAACATTCCGAAGGATAAGTGGATGTTCGGCATGACCGATGGAGCCAAGGAGTGTATCCTGACGGCCGAAACGCACGCCAAGGGAACGCAGTTTGCTGAGGAAGCTAAGGTGGATAAGACCGACTTCGAGATGGAGTATGTGCCGGACGAATCCAATACCCAGTGGGTCAAGGACAGCGTGAATACCCTGATTCGTGCTGTTATGAACTTCAGCGGCACTACCGCAGCAGATGTGGAGTCGGCACTCAGTCCGTATCTGGATCTTGACAGCGCCGTGGACTACTTTATAATCACATCCATGTTCGCACTGACTGATAACCTAGACAAGAACTATATCCTGATGACCTTTGATGGCGTGAAGTGGGCGTTCTCCGAGTACGATCTTGACACCGCATTCGGCAACTGCTGGAACGGTAAGGTCTACTATAACCCGGATACCGTCACGACGCTCAAAGGGTTTGCCGGCAGCCACAAATTGATGGGAATCCTGTACAACTGCTACAGAGCTAAGATCAAGTCCCGGTATGCCTCACTCCGAAAGAACGTTCTGAGCGAGGGTAATGTTCAGACGGTGGTTTCCAACTTTCTTGTGGACATCCCGAAGGGGCTGCTGGATCATGAAGTGGTGTTGTGGCCGAAGATTCCCGGAACGAACACTAATAATATGAGCCAGATTATCAACTGGTATCGTCTGAAGTGTATCGCTATGGACGCAGAGGTAAATGCCCTCTGAGAAAGGAGAATTATGAATAAAAACGATAATATGAAAGAAATTTTCGGGGGGGGGGTACTCCTGAAAGCTGATTTTCATCCTCCCCCTGCTTGCAAAAAGGACGTTGGTAAGCCTTTGAGTAAGCAGAAGGGAGAATGAAGTCATGGGTGAATTCGTAGGTGGACGCATTGTGCCAAAGCATTGCGGCGCATGGAATAAGAACAGCAAGTATGAGATGCTCAGTATCGTGTATCAGCCGGAGACGGGCGACAGCTATATCAGCCGCAAGTCCGTCCCGGCGGGTACTGCTTTGAACAGCGAGGAATACTGGGCAATCTGCTCGGAGTATTCCGCACAGGTCCGTAAGCTGGAACAGGATGTTGATGCTGATGTCGAGCAGATGCACACTGATCTTGCACAGACTAAGGCAGACATGAGCAAGGAGTTTTCCGAAACTCATGTAGCCATGAGCAAAGAACTGACGGATACGCATACGGCTATCAGTCAGGAGCTCACAGAAACGGAAAGCCGTATGCAGGAGAGCCTGCAGCAGACTACAGAAACTCTTTCCGGCAAGGTCGAACAGGCCCAAACTGATTTGAATACCGGCCGTAAGGAACTGAACGATGCTAAGACCACGCTGAATAAGCGGATGGACAGTATCGCCGGAGGCATGACCGCTGACAGTGAGATTCTGGATGCCCGCGTGGACAACCAGGGTACGACCCATGCCTCACTAGGCGAAGCAATGCGCTCGGCGGAAAAGACACGCGGTCTGTGGGATGATTGGCTTACTACAATCGTGTCCCAGCTTCTGGATGAGGCGACTGGTCGTGAGACAAAGGAATTGACCTTTGATTTCACGATTCGGACCTTCATCAATCTGAACGGCACGGTGGGTACGCTGGCGAATGAAAGCGACAGTCACTGGCACACCTCGGAGATGATCCCTGTTGTGGCAGGCCATGTGTATATTATCACTGCATCTAGTGGCTGGAAAAAATACTACTATGCTTTCTATGACAGCGACGAGAATGTTCTTGCTGGTGAGATCGCGCCGGATAACAAGTCCGGTAAAATCGAGAATCGAATCGTAATCGCGCCGGTTGGGGCGGTCAGTATGCGTATCACCTGGATTCAGGTTTCGAATTTTATGGGTAAGGTGGAGGAAGTGACTCGATTCCTTTTCCCGACAAATGAGCTGAACGAGAAACCTGAATCCCGGATGGTTGCGGTGGAGACTGGTCTGGAAAAGGCGAAGGCCGATCTGATTGCAGCGGCAACCGGGGAGCAGAATACGCTTCTGAGTGCTGCGGTCGTGGAAGGGGAAGCAGTTGAGTTCACCTATACTGCCAACCGGTGCATCAATGAAAAAGCAGGAGAGGTTGTGCCACTGTCGAGTGAGAACACGGCATTCCGTGTATCCGAGCCGATTCCGGTCAGCCCTGGTGAATTGTATGCATTTACGGTATCCGGCGGCTGGAGTAAGTACCTGTATGCCTTTTATGATGAGAATGATAAGGTGGTAGGAGGGTTCCAGCAGAAGACCGATATGATTCGAACCTACTACGACCGCATTTCTCCTGTTCCGGCAACTGCTGCAACGGTACGTATCGCATGGGTGGAGAACAACCATTTCACGGGTGTAATCAAAAAGGTTACACGAATCAGCTATCCTTCGGCAGAGTTGGTCGGCACAGCAGCAGAACAGGCGGCAGAACGCGATAGCAGAATCTCCGGCTTGGAAAACTATCTGGCAAGCAAGATCGTGGACGAGAACTACGAATATGCTATTGGAGAAGCTGTCAAAGTTACCGAAAACAACGGAATGCTCCTGAATCCGACAACAGGTGCCATAGTGAAAGAGCCGACTGGTAACACGAATTACCGGTTGTCCGAGCCTATCACTGTGGAACCGTATACCCCGTACTGCATCAGCGCAGCCGGAAAAGCCGGGTACGGCCTCTATGCATTTTACGATGTGAACGGAAATCGGGTCGGCGGCGAAAACAACACAGGCAATACTGATCGCAAGATTGAGAATAAGGTTGTGACTTCTCCGGCACGAGCAGTTTCTATTCGGGTTGCATGCATCAACGGTATGCAGAGTTGCGGCATCCAGCCTATGACTCGTGGCTATTTTATCGGCATGAAACCTAAGTGGTATGGCCGCACATGGGTGTGCCTTGGTGACAGCTTGACGGAAAGCAATAGCCGTACTACGAAGCACTACTTCGACTATATCGCCGAAAAGACAGGCATTAAGACCGTGAACCTCGGTGTCAGTGGAACTGGTTATATGCGGCGGAAGGATATCAACCGAGCATTTTACCAGCGCGTCAGTGATATCCAGGAGGATGCCGATGTGATCACCATCTTCGGCAGCGGCAACGATCTCTCGTCTGACCAGACGCTGGGAACTGTCACGGATACGGGTACCGATACAATCTGTGGCTGCATCAACGCAACTATTGACGCCATCTACGAACGCATCCCTCTGGCTCGGCTGGGTATCGTGACCCCGACTCCGTGGGTCGGCAGTATGCCTTCTAAGACAACCTGCGGTATGGCGAAGTACTCGGAGGCAATCGTTGAGATCTGCAAGCGGCGCAGCATCCCGTGCCTGGATCTGTACCACGAATCCAACCTGCGACCTGATGATGAGAATTTCCGCAAGCTCGCATTCTCTAAGGACGGCGGCAATGGCGTGCATCCCGATGAAAAGGGGCATGAGATCATCGCTGCGTCCTTCCAGAGCTTGCTGGAACGGCTCATCCTTTAATACCCCACAGCCACACGGCTGTGTTTATATAGAACACCATTACACAAGGACGGAGCACCGTCCTATTTTTTATGCCCTGCAAAGGGCAGGAAAGGCAAGGTACAAGTATGCAGAATGTAATCGACAAACTCCAGTTTGCTTTTGCGGCACTGGGCGGTTTTCTCGGCTGGTTCTTCGGAGGCTTTGATGGCTTCCTCTACGCACTCATCATCTTTGTGGTGACCGACTACTTCACCGGTATCCTTGCGGCGGGCATCCGCAAGGAGCTGTCCAGCGAGGTGGGCTTTAAGGGCATTGCCAAGAAGGTGTGCATCTTCCTGTTGGTGGGCGTGGCGAATGTTATCGATACGCAGGTGCTTCAGAACGGCGCAGCGATTCGCACCGCTGTGATTTTCTTCTACCTGTCCAATGAAGGCCTGTCCATCCTGGAGAACTCTGCCGTAATCGGCATTCCCATCCCGGAGAAGCTGAAGGATATGCTGATCCAGCTGACCAACGAGAAGCATATCCCGGAGAAAGATGACGAAAAAGAAGGGTAACTATACAACTTTTCGCCATTTTCATTGTGTTTTATGAGAGGGAAATTTGGAGAACTGGGTACCAAATGCTGAATTTCAGTAAGCATAATAAGAGAAGTTTTCTGAAAAGTACCTCCCCAAAGCCAAAAAATCGTGCGCTTTATGAAGGAGTCTATTGGGAGAGGGCGACCTCTCCCTAATTTTAGATGGAGGAACGACTATGAATGAATATCCTGCAAAGCTGAACACCGGCTATTATCGTGTTCGGACCGATTGGAACGATGACGCATCCCAGCTCGGTGCATATAAGCTGCTGGCAAATGCCAAGGCGAAGTGTGACGAGAACCCCGGCAGCCATGTTTTTGCCGAGGACGGCACGGTCATCTATCCGGCGGATGAGCCCACGACCCGGGAAGAAACCGCTGAGGAGAAGCCTGTAATGGATCTCCCGGAAGAGGACAAGCCCAGCGATGATGCACCCGGCGATGGCGAAGAGGACTTCCCGTCCGCAGAGCCACAGCCGGATGCCGTTGCTTTCGGTAAGCTGAAGACCCTGATGAACATCCGCAAGGAACCCAGTCTCGAAGCAGAGGTCGTGACTGTGTACCCGATGAACACCATCGTGGAGGTGCTGGAGGTCTGCGACAACTGGCTGAAGATCAAGTGCCCGGAGGCGGAGGACGGCATTGCCTATGTGCTGAACGAGGATGATGCCTATGTCTTTGTCGGCAGAGATGTGTACGAAGTCGTAGCAGGGGACAACCTGTGGCGCATCGCAGAGCGTAAGCTCGGCAGCGGTACCCACTACACGGACATCCGTGAGCTGAACGGCCTGACTTCCAATGCCATCCGAATCGGCATGAAGCTGCTTCTGCCCTGACCAAAAACCAAATCAACACAGTCTGGCCCGGAGCAATCCGGGCTTTTTTCTATTGGGAGGAATCTTCTATGGCATACACTAACAGTCCCTTAGTGGTTTATACGAACCTCAGCCCGAACCATTCTGGGCAGCGGACACACAGCATCGACCGCATCACCCCGCACTGTGTGGTGGGGCAGTTGTCTGCGGAAAGTATCTGTGGCTGCTTCATCAGCCCGAGTCGTCAGGCAAGTTGTAACTACGGCATCGGCAAGGACGGCCGTGTGTCGCTCTGTGTCGAAGAAAAGAACCGGAGCTGGTGCTCTTCCAGTGCAGCAAACGATCAGCGGGCTATCACTATCGAGTGCGCCAGTGACCTGACCCACCCATACGCCATGAACAGTGCCGTCTACACTTCGCTTATCAAGCTCTGTACCGACATCTGCAAGCGGAACGGTAAGACCAAGCTGCTCTGGCTGGGGGACAAGAACAAGACGCTGAACTATGCGCCGGCATCGGATGAGATGGTTCTGACCGTCCACCGCTGGTATGCGAACAAAGCCTGCCCCGGCGACTGGCTGTACAGCCGCCTCAGTGATCTGGCGGCCAAGGTAACGGCGGCACTGGGCACTCCTGTTGAATCCACTGGCTTGCAGGCAGCTTCTTTGAAGGATATGGAGTCCGCAGAGGTTGTGACAAAGGTGGCCACGCTGTTTACCGCAAACCAGAAGCAGTCCGGCATCCTTGCCAGCGTGTCCATGGCGCAGTTCATTCTGGAATCCGGCTACGGCAAGTCCGAGCTGGCACAGAATGCCAATAACTGCTTTGGCATGAAGGCATCACTTTCCGGGAACACCTGGTCGGGTTTTGCCTAGGATGGGCATTCCGTGTATTCGATGAAAACCGGGGAGCAGAACACGGACGGCAGCTATGTAAGCATTACGGCAGACTTCCGAAAGTACAGTTCCATTGAGGACTCTATCAACGACCATTCCGCTTACCTGCTGGGAGCTATGAACGGCAGCCAAAAGCGGTACGAAGGACTGGCAGGCTGCACTGACTACAAGAAAGCCGTGCAGATCATCAAGGACGGCGGTTACGCGACGAGCCTTGACTATGTACAGAACCTTTGCCGGATCATTGAGCAGTGGAACCTGACCCAGTACGATGCGGCGGTAGCCACTACGCCCACTACGGCCTTGTACCGTGTGCGCAAGAATTGGCCGGATGCCGCATCCCAGAAGGGTGCGTTCCGTGACCTCGGTAACGCAAAAGCGTGTGCGGACAAGAACCCTGGCTATTCTGTGTTCGATGAGAACGGCAAGGTCGTCTATCCCACCAGCACGGTGTTTCAGCCCTACACGGTCCGGGTGTCCATCTCTGACCTGCACATCCGCAAGGGCCCCGGCACGAACTACGGTTCCCGTGGTTTTACTGGCAAGGGTGTGTTCACCATTGTTTCGGAGGCAACAGGCAAGGGCGCATCCAAGTGGGGCTTGCTGAAATCCTATGCCAGCAAGCGTAACGGCTGGATCAGCCTCGATTACGTCAAGAAGGTCTAATATCACCTCGTTGCGATGACACAAAAGCACTCTCTGGCACATAGACCGGGCTGATTCAAACGTCGCACTCTGGGCTTCCCAATTTGACCGGGAAGCCCTTTACATTTGTCATATATGCTGCAATTCAGGCGTTCTGTCAGGCAGATAGTTTGTCGGTAATATGCCGATTTATCTGGGCGACAGAACTTGCTATTCAGCCATACATGCGGCATTATACGACTACCCCAAGGAGGATGACGCAATGGAAATTGTAGTGAAACAGAAAAGGGCGGCGGCCTATTGCAGAGTCAGCACCGGCATGGAGTGTCAGGAAGGTTCCTATGAGATTCAGAAAAGCTACTTCACAGAGCTGCTCTCCAATAACCCCGATGAGGAACTCGTAAAGGTCTATGCGGATGAAGGCAGCGGACGCAGTACGCAGGGTCGGCCGGAATTCCGACAGATGATTCAAGATTGCATGGATGGCAAAATCGACATCATCTATACCAAGTCCATCTCCCGTTTCTCCCGAAATATGCTTGACTGTGTGACCGTGGTGCGTCAGCTGAAAGAGCTGGGCATCCCGGTCATTTTTGAAAAAGAGGGCATTAACACGATGGATGGCCAGAGCGAGCTGTTCTTCCACATCCTTGCCATCATTGCCGAGGAGGAGTCCAAGAGCATCGGTGAGAATGTTCGAGCAGGCATCGCCTATCTCCATGACCAGGGCATTCCGACCGGCCGTGTGACCTACGGCTTTCGCAGGGTCAACAAGCAGGGTGAATGGAGAATTGAAGAATCCGATGCCCGCCGTGTCCGCTATGCCTTTGACCAAGCGGCAAAAGGAGTCTGCTACGCAGATATCCGAGCTTGCTTGGATAAGATGGAGGATGAGGAAAATACCGGTGTGTCATGGTCTCAGAATCGAAATCGGCTACCCAATATGCTGAAAAATGTCGCATACATGGGGGATTACTGGACGGATTGCTACTACACGGCCTACGGCAAGAACGGCCACCGATACAGCAAGCGGAACAGGGGAGAACGCGCCCAAGTTCATCTGGAGGACCATCATGAAGGCATTGTCAGCAGAGAGCAGTTCGAGCGTGTGCAGACCATGATTCAGATGGGCTTGCTCCACTCCGGACGAAAAAAATACAATGATGAACAGCAGAAGGTCCTGAACGACCCCAAATGGCAATAAGGAGAAAAGTACATGGAAATTACAGTAGAAAAGGTAGACACTGGGGTACAGAAGCTCGGCTTTCAGGCACTTAGCACCTTGAAAACAGTCCGCGTTGCAGTCTATGCCCGTGTCAGCACGGACCAGGAGATTCAGCTCCACAGCTTGGAGGAGCAGATGAAAGCCTTCCGCGCTAAGATTGCCCAGCACCCTGGCTGGATGTTGGTGGATGTCTACGCCGATGAGGGCATCAGCGGAACCAGCGTGAAAAAGCGTAAAGAGTTCTTGCGGATGATGGAGGATTGCGAGGCAGGCAAGGTCGATTATATCATGGCAAAAAGTATCTCTCGATTTGCCCGCAACACGGTCGAATGTCTGTCCTATGTGCGCCATCTTCAGAGCATCGGTGTCCAGCTTTACTTTGAAAAGGAAGGACTGGATACGGCAACGTCGGTGTCCGAACTGATTCTGACGGTCATGGCGGCTTTTGCACAGGAGGAAAGCCGTTCCATCTCCGAAAACCTGAAATGGGGCATTCGCAAGCGGTTTGAAAGTGGTGAGTCGCGCTGGACCAAGACCTATGGCTATCGGAAGACCAAGGACGGTGAAATTGTCATTGAACCGGACGAAGCTGCCATTGTGCGGATGATTTTCAAAATGTACCAGTACGGCATCCCCATGACGGACATTCTGGATGAGCTGACCTTTATACAGGCTCCTTCCGCAAGGGGCAAGCAGACGTGGAACAAGACCGCCCTTAAGTATCTCCTTGAGAACGAGAAGTACATTGGTGATATGCGGCTTCAGAAATGGGTCAGTGTTGACCATATTTCCCATAGGAGTGTCCGGAACGACTCGACTGTGATTCCGGTCTACAACGTCAGGAACCACCATGTTCCTATTATCGACCGCCATACCTACCAGCAGGTACAGCGCATTATGGAACTGAAATCTCCGCATGGGGAGTACAGCCGGTATCCCTACTTCGATACAAACATTGTCTGCCCGCTGTGTGGGAAGAAGATGATTCCGAGGGTCATGAAAGTGAACAGCCACAAGCGCATCCTTGGCTGCTTTGATGTGGACGGCTGCCGTGGGTATGCGGTCAAAGGGTATCTTGTGGATGCTGCCCTGCTGGAAGCCTACAACACCCTTGAAATCAAGGAAAAGAAGCGGACGGTAGCTATGCAGAGGATGCTGGAAATCAAGGCAGAGAGCCCGAAACTGGACACCGTCCAGTATTACTGGCTGGATGACTTGGTGGGGCACATTGAATTTAAACAGGACACCATGCGGGTGTTCTGGAAATGTGGTCTGGAGAGCGAGGTTGCTTTGAATGCATCCAAGGTTGAGGAACCGACCCATGTGGCGGAGCTTTATCGGAACTCGCTGGACCGTGCGCAGCGGAGCGAGAACAAGCCGGTGAGCGTGGTGCGGGCTGATAAGAAGTCAGTGAATACGCGGGAGGCACAGCGTAATGCTGCCATGCAGACGGCAAAGAACCTCCGTGCCAAGGAGAATGGAGTAGCAGCAAATGATTATTAAAAAGGTAATGCCAAAAATCCCAGTGGCAAAGAAACGTGTGGCCGCGTATTGCCGTGTCAGCACTTTTCGCAACGAGCAGGATGAAAGCTTTGAAACTCAGCAGAAGTATTACGAGGAGCTGATCCAAAGTCATCCCGACTGGGAACTGGTTAAGGTATATGCTGACCGGCATTCTGCTACACGAGTGAAAAATCGACCGGGCTTTCAGGAAATGGCGGCGGCCGCCGAAGCCAAGAAGCTGGATATTATCATTTGCAAGAGTATTTCCCGGTTTTCTCGGAACATGGTGGATTGCCAGCAGTATGCCAAATGGTTTAGAACGCTGGGGGTTACAATCATTTTTGAGGAACAAAATATCCGCACAGATGATCCAACCTGTGATTTCGTCCTATCCATCTTGGCAGCAGTGGCACAGGATGAAAGTCATTCTATCAGTGAAAATGAAAAGGCTGCTTATGCAAGCCGATTTGCACGAGGTGAGTACAATCTCGGCAATAATCGTATTCTCGGCTACGACTGTGTGGATGGCGAGCTGGTTCCCAACAAGGACGCTTGGATTGTAAAGGAAGTATTCCGCAGATTCATCGAAGGCGAGAGCTATAGGCAAATCGCTAAAGGTTTGGAAGAGCTGGGGGCTCAATCGTTGCACAGTAAAAAGGGGTTTGGAGTAGAAACTCTCCGGTACATGGTTTCAAATGAAACCTATGTGGGTGACAAGCGGTTGCAGAAGAAAGCTCCGTTGGACTACCTGACCAAGAAGCCCAATCCGAATCAGAAGGTGGAATCCAATTATCTGTGGGATGACCATGAAGCAATCATAGATCGGGAGACATGGGATAAGGCACAGGAAATTCTGGAAAAACGAAAAGAACTGGCAAAGGTCGGTATTCATAAAACGAACAGGGAGCATCACTTCCTCTACGGCAAAGTATTCTGTGGAGAATGTGGTGCTCCCTTTTTGCGCCGGACTTTGAAAGCTGCTGGCGGTTTCAAGACGCAAAGCACCTATAAAGCGTGGAACTGCCGAAACCGGCAAAAAGGAAAAGGCAATGAGCGATGCGGCAACCGCTTTATTAAGGAAGAAGAACTTATCGATGCAATCCTGCGAGAACTTGAGTGGCTGAACATGGATCAGGAACGGTTTGAAAAGGAAGTATCGAAGGTACTGGTATATCCAGACCATATTGAAGTTGAGAAAAACTGATACAGCCCACCGGGTCACTTTCTGGCTTTGCGAATAAGCAAAAGAAGATGGTGACCCGGTGGGCCTTTTTGTTTTGGATGGGATTGCTATGTATAGAGTTTTTCTTTTTGCTGGGTGCCAGAGACACACGATTGGGAGGAACTTGTATGAAGCATGAACTTGAACAGGTACATATTGAATCCTATGGATTGACTGGGCCAGAAGTGGTAGTTGCCGCAGCAATCAAAGTTTACTTGATGAATTTGCCATGGTCCGACGCGAAAAAGAAAATGGATGCAGTGATAAGCTTGGAGAGAGGGGCAGTGACGGTCGATGGGAGAACCCTGTCTGGTTTGGTGAACGATTCGGTAGAATACGCTCTGGGAGCAGTAGGCCAGAAAACTGAGCTTGCGCCAGAATTATGGCAGACAATGGAGGCCCAGCTTAAGTCGGTGAACGGATCGGTTACAGTTCAAACAGTAGCCACAGGGCTGTTAGATTTCCTGTATGATTGCTGGACTTCAACTAAAAGGTAGACCTTGGTTACATACAGCCTGCATAGACCACAGAAGCACCCTCTGGAAAAGAAGGTGCAGCGGTGGCTTATGCGGGCAATTTTTGTTTATACGCCGAGGCTGTAAAGGATGGCGCGTAATTCTTTCAAGGTACGAGTGAGAATTTCAGCTTCGAGTTCGTTGCAGTCAATCAGAAGCCGATGAACTTCGGTGTCTGCTGTGGAAACGGAGTGGGTCAGACTATCGACAAGCAAGTCATCTGTAGAAACGCCGAGAGTGTTTGCAATCTCTACGATTGTTTCAAGACTTGGTCGGCAGGCAGCGGTTTCGAGCTGACTGATGTATTGACGGGAAAGATGAACCTCGTATGCAAAGTCTTCTTGCGTGAGGTGAGACTGGTTCCGAAAAAACGCTATACGTTTTCCGAGCGCAGGGTAGTCTATAGGCATGGCTTTACCTCCAAACTGGCCCGCATAAGAACAAGACAATTATTGCGCCGAACAAAACACATAGCAAATTAATGCGGTAAGGATGCAACCTTCCTCCCCTTACGGTGTTGCATCCTTAGAGAATATTTTCTATCAAATGTCAAGCAGTAGTTGACATTTAGAAAAAAGTGTCGTCTACTGCTTGACAGTCAACTCGCCAGTGCAGATGTATAATAAAACTGAAGAACTCTAAGGGTTATACAATGCGGGAACGGGGGATTGGGACGAGTGCAAGAAGGACTTTTGACGCTGTATAGTGAGGTCGAATCATCGCCAGTCCGCTGGCTCTGGTATCCATATATTGCAATTGGAAAAATAACCTTGCTACAGGGAGACCCCGGTGATGGCAAGTCTACAATGATGATGAATCTGATTGCTGAAATAACCACAGGAGGTGCCTTTCCTGACGGAAAACCATTGGAGCAACCACAGAGGGTTATCTACCAATGCTCAGAAGACGGGGTTGCGGATACGATAAAACCCCGTCTGGAAGAACAGGGCGCAGACTGCAGCAAAGTGGCATTTATCAATGAAGAAGTCAACAGTGGGCTGACACTCGATGATGAACGCATTAGGGATGCAATCGTTGCGTTTCGACCGAGGCTTGTTGTGATTGACCCAATTCAAGCATACCTCTCCAGTGACTCCGATTTGCAGATTGCTGGAAAAGCAAGGCGGCTGATGCAGCACCTTGGAATGTGGGCGGCTACCTATGATTGCGCCATTGTGCTGATAGGGCACTTGAACAAAAAGGAAGGCATAAAAGGCTTGTATAGAAGCCTTGGAAGCATTGACGTGGTGGCGGCTGCAAGAAGTGTGTTGCAGATTGAGCGCGATGCAGAAAACATGGATATCCGTGTCGTTCACCAGATAAAAAACAGCTTAGGACCAGATGGGTCTAAAATCAGTTTCTCGATAACAGAGGATTACGGGTTCCAATGGCTGGATTCCATATCTGAAAGCTGCGATGAAAAACAAGAAGTGCAGACTTTGGAGTATAAGACAAAAACGGAAATGGCTTGCGCTCTTTTGAAGCAGTATCTTGTAAAAGGTGATATGGCATCAAAAGAAATCTATGAAAGGCTTGGAGAAGCTGGAATAAGTCGCAGAACCATAGCTGAGACAAAACATGTGCTGGGAATACAAAGCTATAGAAAAATGCGCCAGTGGTACTGGACGCTCAGGGAATAAGGTGAAACCGTGAAAGAAAACAGTGGACAAGACCGTAAGCAGAAAATCCGTGATAAATATAAAGGCACGGATGCGTCTGAAATCGAAATAATCCCTGCAAAGCCTACTGCGGATTTTATGGAGAGCGGTGGAATTCGCCGTGTGGCGGCCTATGTTCGGGTCTCAACGGATAATGACGAACAGACATCTTCTTATGAACTTCAAAAGAATTATTATACAGAGTACATTACAGGACATCCTGGATGGGAACTTGTTGGAATCTATGCAGATGAAGGTATAAGCGGAACATCTATTGCACACCGAAAAGGCATGCTCCAGATGATTGAGGATTGCAAAGCCGGGAAAATAGATTTGATCATGACCAAGTCGATTGCTCGATTTGCAAGAAACATCGTTGATTGCCTTTCTGTTATTGACCTTCTGAAAAACCTTGAACCGCCTGTAGGTGTTCAGTTTGAAGCAGACAACATTTATACGCTTGACAATAATGGACGAATGATCTTGACGATTTTGGCCTCGGTTGCTGAAGAAGAATCCCATTCAAAATCGGTCATTATGAACTGGTCGATTGAACGCCGGTTTAGGAAGGGACTGTTTTTAACACCAGAGCTGCTTGGCTATGACCGGGACGAAGATGGTGACCTTATCGTCAATGAGGACGAAGCTGAAACTGTAAAAGCAATCTACTATCTTTACTTGAATGGTGTTTCATTTTCTGATATTGCAGAATTGCTTAAAGCCTATAAACGCAAGACAAAGCAGGGAAGTTATGAGTGGAGCGCAAGCACACTGGCCGAGATTGTTGCAAATGAACGTCATTGTGGTGACATTAGGGCGTGGAAGACATTTACCCCTAATTTTTTGACACACAAAGCCAAAAAGAACAATGGTGAAAGAACGCAGTTTAGAAGAAAAAATCATCATGAAGCCATAGTTTCTCGAACTGTATATGAAGCAGCAAATTTTCTTCGGGCATCACGTGCCTATGCGAAGAAAGCTAGGCCCTTGCCTGTACTAAGCGTTGTTGACAATGGAATCCTTCGAGGATATGTACCACTGGATAAAGACTGGACCGGATTCTCAACGGATGAATATCAAAAGGCATCTGAAAGTGTTATGAGCGAGTTGGAGGACACGCGGCAGATTGAATATAAAGCAGGATTAGACATGCGTGGCTATGAGGTGGTTCGGTCTCAGTATTTCTCTACTACGCAAAACCCTGCGATGACAATAGCAGATGGAAAACTGAGCTTTAATACGGCCTGCCTCAAAAAATTTGAGAATGTGGAGTATGTAGAGCTGCTGTTGAATTCAGTGAACAGGTGTATTGCTGTTCGACCGTGTGATGGGAACAATCCAAATGCAATTCACTGGGGAAAGCTGCGCGAAGGGCGGTGGTGTGCGCTGTCCAAGTCGTGCCGTGGACTGGCGAAAACGCTGTTTGACATTATGGATTGGGATCAGGACCTGAAATACCGTTTCCGTGGTGACTTTATCGAGAATGATGACCAAAAGGTTATGCTGTTTCAACTGGACGAACCTGAAATGGTAAAGACGGAGAACATCGTTCTTCCGCCTAAAGAAGCTGAAACAGATGACCGAGCTGAAATCGCAGGGAGGACAGTTAAGCAGATTATTAACATTTTGCCTCCGGAATGGGAGGACACATTTGGAAGACCGATTACCAGCATCGGAGAGATTAATCTACTGGAGCAGAGGCACTATGCGGCTGACTGGGATGTTTTGCGGCCGGCAAAGGAACTGGCCGAATACAGTACATTGACCTCAGAAGACCTTGAAGAACTTTTACATGAAGCAGAGAAAATAATAGAAGGGTGGCCTATACCAGATGAACATGGAGCTGGCGAATCAGCAGACAATGGAGATGGAGAATCCGCAGGTGTTGGAACTGAGTGCGGAGCAGATGTCGGAGCAGGAACAGAGGAGAACGGAGATCGAGCAGACCTTTGATTATGATGGCTATCAGGTCGCCCGGAGGGAACTTTTTGCACATCTTCGAGATCCCGCCATTATAATAAGGAAAGACAGCATCACATTCAACACGGCCTGCATTGCAGGTTTGGAGGATGTGGTGTACGTCAACATCATGTTTAACAGCGACTTAAAGCGGCTTGTAGTTAAAGGCTGTAATGAAAATGACAGGGATGCTCTGCGCTGGTGTATCGCAAAACCGGACAAGCGTAAGAGTCGGAAAATGTCCTGCAGGTTATTTTCAGAATTGCTTTATAAGGAAATGGATTGGTCCGGTGACTGCCGGTATAAGATCCTCGGATACCGCATCGAGTTCGAGGGCGAAGCTCTCTATGTGTTTGACCTTGTGGCGGCCGAGGTGTTCCACGAGTGTAAAAAGAAGCAGTCTGCTGATCAACAACCTACGACAGTGGCCGAAGAGAATACGGAAGAACAGCCTGTGAATCCTCGGAAGGGTTACTACCCAGATGACATCGCGGGTACATTTGGCATGCCTGTTGAGCAGCATCGCCAAGAGTCTGAGCTGAGGCAAATGGATGGTTTTGTCTCGGTTGGAATGCTTACGGGTATGCCCGGACAACAGCAAAATCTATAAAAATTGAATTTGAGCACCAAGGGGGGAGTCTACCCTTTTTCAGGAAGGAGGAAAAATTATGCCAGCAAAGACATGGCAGCAGAATATGCTGGGGATTACATTTCGATATGCAGACGGTCGCATCACGGTCTTCCGGAGCGCCCTTGAATCTATTGGCCGCCCGGAATTCTATCACTTCCTCTACAATCCGACCAAGCAGATGTTTGCAATACAAGCGTGTGGAATGGACGCAGAGGGGGCCAATCGTGTTCCGAAGAAAAATCAGGATGACCGATATGAGATCAAAAGCAAGAATTTTGTGCGCCTGATCTATCAGAGCTGTGGCTGGGACAGAACAAGATCCTACCGGCTGCCGGGTGTCGAGTATCCGCAGCAGAGGCTCGTGAATTACGACCTGTGCCATGCCATTCCCATCTTCGAGGGGAAGGTGGACAAGGGGAACGAAAGCACGCAGGAGCAGGCACAGACGACTTCTGGGACAGAGAATATTTGACTGTGAGAGTCTGGAGAAGAAACGGTTAGGCTCCGCAGTCGCAGAGAAAACTGAATAAAAAATGTAGCAGCCCACCAGGTTGCTTTCCAACGAGCTGAGAGATCAGCAGGAAGGAAAGGCTACCCGGTGGGCTGCTTTTTGTGTTTTCTGGGAAGATTGCCTCGTGTCTGAAAGGGTGTTTATGCCTGACTGCACCTATAAGTGTACCAAAATTTCGAGTAACATTTTCGTCTATTGAATAATCTATTTTAAGTAAAAGCAACACAATTAGTATAGAATACACCCAGGAAGAGAACTTAACCTGAGAGCCGGCAATTCCCTCTTGAAACAAAATATAATACATTAAATTAGCTTCAAAAAACATCAAAAAGACAGATATTAAAATAAACAATAGAATTACACAAAAAGGTATTTTAGATATTAAATTACGCCAATATTTTTTCCCAAATGTTCCTAAAGTATAGAATAATATCCAAAAGGGAAAATAGAGATAACAATTAAAATGGATAGAATAAGAAATGGAAAAATAATAATAGGCCATCAAACTTATAATACTAATACTTATGGACAATACTCTATATACCATTTCGCTCCAATATTTAAAGATTATGTAATGAAATAACACAATCTGAAGAAGTACTGCTAAATAATAATAAGGTAATCCATTACCTAATAAAAAATTTTCAATATTAAATCCGCTTTCCCCTCTAATAAACTTAATTAGATGTACACTCATATTCCAAAATAAAAAAGGACAAAGCAATTTAACAATTCTACTCTTATAATTTCTAAAAGAATAAAAATATCCAGATAAAAAGAAGAACACAGCAACAGGGAAAGTAATCAACTGCTTTGACATTAGCCAAGTATTAAAACTTATATTATCATGTCCCTGAAATGGTACATGTAACAATATTACAGTAAATATACATAATGCACGAACTTCTTGAAGAAAATTATCCTTAGAACACATGATTACAGTATCTTATAAATTTCAAATTTATGATGAGATACTCTTTCCGGAACTGGAGGCATTTTCATATAATCTCCATAAATATTATGAAGCCATTCATGATATCCTATAGGAGCATAGAAATTATTACCTTCAAATAAAATCTCTATACTATTTTCAAAAACTCTTTTAGACGTCCGTTCATGTTTCCCATCTGGACAAGACAAGTTAGAAACATAATCAGATTTCTCATAATCATACCTCTGTGCAATATAAGACATTTTGCACACTATAAATCGATATGGAATCAAAAGTGTCAAAATCTTCCCTATTAATAATATTAAGTTCTTCAAAAAAGAACGTTTTATTGTGATTTTTACTTTTTTAAGATTCATTATCATCATTAACCACTTTATCTTCAAAAAATGTTTGTCTGATTTTTTAAGGTCTACAGGTAATCCATCAATAGGGAAAATATCAATATTTATCCCCAACGGATAATTAATATCTGAATATTCTAATAAAACAGTTGATAAATCTTGAACCTTTCCAAAAGGATAAGGATAAGCATTATTTAACTCTATAGCAACAACTTGATACACATTTTTTTTACTTCCATTTAGATTATAATTTGATAAAAACTTTTCATAATCTTTCCTCGGCATAGCAATATCAATATCGTCATCCCAAGGAATATATCCTTGATGTCTTACAGCCCCCAACAAAGTCCCATAAGTTAAATAATAAGTTATATTATTTTCACGACAAAAAGCATCTACATCTTTTAATATATTCAACTGTATAACCTTTAATTGGGAATAGTCCAACCTTTTTTTCAACATGAATGAGCTAAATTATTTATTAACTAATACCGTATTTACGCTTTTCATCACCTCAAAGAACCTCTCAATATCCTCCACATCAATCTCTCCCAACGCACA